TCTACCGCTTCCACCCTGAGCTTGAGCCAGTCGTTTGCACGAAAGACGACCCGGAATGGGACGACGACTGCGGTTGTCCGGCCTGCGTTGAGGAGCGACTCTACCGCAAGGACTAACCCGATTCCTGCCCGCGCGTCCCGGCTAATCACCGGTTCGGCCGAGAGGCGACGCGCGGGCCGCTTCATTTCGCGGGAGAAAGGAAAATGGCCGAAAGGAAAATCAAGAAGGACTGGCGGTCGTTGCCCCGCAAAGCCGCCGCCGCAAAGCGGTCGGAACGCCTGGCCGTCAAACTCACGCCGGCCGAGGCCGAGGCCCTGCGTCGGAACGCCGCCGCCGCCGGCCTGGGGATCACCGATTATATCGCCTCTCGTTGCGCGAAGTAGGTCACGATGGGGGAGGGGGAGAGGAGCATTTTCCTTTCTTGAGCCTCTTTCTTTTCGGCGCGAAGAATCCCTGAATTCAGGCATTCTTTCCCCGCCCTTCGCGCGCGTGAACTAGGGTTACTGTTGACTGCCCGGCCGCGCCGATCACGCGAGCTCACGAAGCGGTCAGAACCAGGCCCATGCAGCGGGCTGCATCCGTTGCATGGGCCTTTGCTTTGGCGCTCACGTTCAAAAAAAGCTGGAAGGTCAACGGCAGTCTCGTCAACGCCTCCAGCGCCGCCATCGGCATCCTCGACGATACGACCGGCCTGCAGACCGTCGCCGCCGGCACGGCCATGCTCAACAGCGCGCCGGGCGAGTACTGCTATACGCTCCGCACGGCGCTCCCCGAGCACGCTTACACGGCGACGATCGTCGTCAGCTACCTGGGGCAGAGCTACACGTCCACCCAGACGGTCCCCGCTACCCGGACCTGCGCCACGCCCGCCGCAAATCCGAGCCTGGCTCAGTCACAGGACCTGGGGCAGGCCATCGCCGAAAACGCCATGTCGGCCGAGTCGGTGCAGAGCGCCGCCGGTTCGCAAAAGTCCCACCCGCTGACCGAGCAGATCGCCGCCGATCGCTACCTCGCCTCGAAGCGAGCCGCCCAGCGCGGCAGGCCCGGCATTCGCATCATGCAGAGAGAGGGGAATGCCAGTGGCTAAAGGCGTCTTTCCGGCCATCCGCGATTTCTTCTTTGGCGATCGCCCCTCGGCAAAGCCGCCAAACGAAGCCCTGCGCGCCAGCCATCATTACGACATCACGCGCACGGACCGCGACAACGCCCGGCAGTGGGAGAACGCCGACTGTTTCGACTCCGATCGTTGCAATGATCCCCAGGCCCGCAGCGTGGCCCGCAACCGCAGCCGCCTGGAGACCGACAACAACCCGTCGCTGAAGGGCATCGTCCGCACCATTCGCGATTACGAGGTCGGCAGCGGTCCCACGCTGCACCTCGATCACGACGACGACGACTTCGCCGCCGACGTGGAACGCGAGTTCTCCACCTGGTGCGACGAGGTCAACTTCGTCGGCAAGCATGAAGCGATGGTCTACGGCCGCGTCACAGACGGCGAGGCCTTCGCCCGCCTGGGCATCAATCCGGGGCTCAACAACCCGGTGAAGCTGGACTTCCAGCCCTTCGAATGCGACCGCTGCTATACGCTCTGGCTGCCGTACATGACGCCCAACCGGATAGACGGCGTGTGGTTTGATTCGTGGGGAAATCCAACCTATTACGATGTGTTGCAATTTCACCCTGGGGGCGTGTTTCCGATGCCCTCGTGGAAATTCGACACGATCCCCGCGCAGTACATCCTGCATCTTTTCCGGCCGGAGCGGGCCAACCAGCATCGCGGCATGCCGGAGATGAGCAGCTCCACGGATCTATGGGCCGATCGTCGCCGTTTCCGCAAGGCCACGATCGGCGCGGCCGAATCCGCCGCCAATATCGGCGGGGCGCTGGAAACCGATCAACCGGCCGATGACAGCAGCGCTCCGGCCGAGTTCTCCTCGACCGCCATGCCCCGCAACAGCCTGGTCGTACTGCCCAACGAATACAAGCTGAAGCAGGTCGATCCGGCCCACCCGGCGCAAACCTATGAGATGTTCGCCAGCGAGACGCTCAACGAAGCGGCCCGGCCGATGTCGATGGCCTTGAACGTCGCCAAGTGCAACTCGGCCAACTACAACTTTGCCGGCGGCCGGCTGGACATCATCACGTCGTGGAAAGCCGTCGAGGCCAATCAGCGCAACAACACCTGGCGCGTGACAAACCCCGTCTTCAAGGCCTGGTATGCCGAGGCCCGGCTGATTCACGAAACCAACGGCCGGAAGTGGAGCCAGATCGACGAAGGCCAGATTCCCGCCCACGGCTTCCTCTGGGTGGGCATGCCCTATAGCGACCCCGAGGCCGAAGAGAACGCGGATGAAGCGGCCATCGGAAGCGGCCTGAAGGGCATCCAGGACGTCTACGCCCGTCGCGGCAAGGATTGGAAGATCGAGCGGCGAAAGAATGCCAGGGCCCTGGGCATGACGGAGGATGAATATCTGGAGGCCCTGCGCAAGAAGTACTTCACCGTCAAGCAAGGCGGCGCGCCGGACCAACAGCAGGCAACGGAGGGAGAAGACGGCGGAAAGGAAAATGGGGGAAAGGAAGATAAGGAACCCCCGATCCCGCCGGCCGAGTCACAGGAAGAGACGCCGGCGGAAGTGGAGGCCAAGGCCGCCACCTTCTGGGCGCGCTACTTCCCCGGCCTGGCCGATCGCATGAACGGGCACAACGGCCACGCGCACCGCGTACGCGCCGCCTCGCCCGTCAGCGGCGTCCCCGACGTCCGCCAAGACACCGATTACCGTTGCGGGGCGGCCGCCGCCATGTGCGTGGGCCAATTCTTCAACGTCGGGCCGGACACGCTGGAGGAATGGTCAGACCAGCTTGGCACCACGGCCGCCCAGAGCACCAGCCCTGACGCGATCGTTTCCTACCTATCGAAACTCGGCCTGGCCGTCAACGCCCGCCAGGGCATGACGGTAGACGATCTAGCGGCCGAAACTGCGGCAGGCCGTCCGGTGATCGTCTGCTGCCAGGATTACGTCGCCCAAAACAGCGACCCTCGCGACTCGGCCGCGGAGTGGGACTACGGGCACTGGATGACCTGCCTCGCCGTCGAGACGATCGGCGACACCCGCTTCCTGATTTTCCAGGACAGCAGCGAGGAAAACATGGAACGCATCCCCGGCGGCGACGTGCCGCCCGCGGATGAAGACCCGGAGACCGTCGTCGAGGAGCCGGGCCGTCGTTTCGTCAGCGAAAAACGCTGGCTCCCCGCCTGGCATGACGAGGCCGTCGACGGCCGCATGTATGACCATTTCGGCATTTCGGTGGGTCTGGCCGAAAGCGCCACGCCCGCCGCCGCTCTTCAGGAGGCCACCCCGTGAAACACTTGCGCGCCGCCGCTTCCATCCCCGGCCAAGTCAACCCCGTGAAGTGCAGCTATCAGCCCCTCGACAACGAGGCCTGGGCGCAGCTCCACGATACGCCCGAGACCTTCATTCACGATTCCTTCACCTCGGCGGACGTCGAGCCCGGCATTCGCGAGATCTCGGGCACGCTCACGGCCACGGGCGAGAAGGCCACCGCCGCCTACTGTTTCGCCAGCCCCGATTACGACCAAAACACGGCGCAAGAGTGGCTGGGCAAAAAGGACATCAAGCCCGCCAAGTTCGAGCCCGCCAAGAACGCCATCTACAAGCAGATCACCGCCAAGGCCAGCAAAGTGGCCTTTGCCGCCGCCGGCCCCTTGACCGTGCGAGCGGAGGCCGGCAAGAAGCTGCCCACGATGGACATCCTCGTCTATTCGGGCGGCAAGGTGCAGCCGGCCGGCTGCCCCATCCCGATCGTCCTGAATTGCGCCGGGATCCGCACCAACCGCAACCAGGCCCCCGTGGTGCTGAACCACGATCCCGACCTGGTCGTCGGGCACGGCCTGCCGCAGATCTCGTCCGCGCAGGTCCGCCTGACCGGTCCCGTCTCCGGCACCGGGGCCGCCGCCCAGCAAGTGCTGGAGACCGCCTCGAACGGTTTCGAGTGGCAAGCCTCGATCGGCGTCGACCGCGATGACGACGTGGACCAGCCGGTCCAGTTTGTCAAGCCGGGCGAGACATTGCGCGCCAACGGCCAGACGTTTCACGGTCCCCTCATGTACTGGCCTTCCTGCCTCTTGGTCCACGTGGCCATTACCGGGCAGGGGGCCGACCCTCACACCAAAGTTTCGATCGCGGCCAAGGCCGCCAAACCCTCAGGAGTTCAGCAAATGAACGAATTCGAACTGTGGCTCAAGGATACGCTGGGCTTGGAGCCGAGCGCCTTGACCGAATCGCACAAAACGGAACTGCGCGCCGCATGGAACGCCAAGCAGTCGATCGC